ATGGCGCAAGTGGAACTTCGGGCTACTCGGGATACTCTGGACAGTCTGGTGCGTCAACAAGCGGATACTCTGGTTACAGTGGTAAGAGCGGATACTCTGGTTACAGTGGTAAGAGTGGATACTCTGGTTACAGTGGTAAGAGCGGATACTCTGGATACAGTGGATATTCTGGAGCAAGCGCGACTTCTTCCGCAAAATTCGGAGGAACAGGAGCAGACGGAGCATTATCTATTACCTCTGGAACTACAACTATAGACTTAGGAGGTCTTGCTTATGTAGAAAAAAACTATACCTCAATTTCAATTACTGGAACTGGGGCTTTGGCTTTCTCTAACCCTCACGCCAATGGGTCAGTTATAGTCTTAAGAAGTCAAGGAAATGTAACTTTAACATCTTCCGCAACTCCTAATATTGATGTAAAACTTATGGGGTCAAGCGCCACACACCAGTATGACGGGTGGGTAGACGGACTTGTTCATAATGGAAATGGACAAGCGGGAGGAGTCGCACTAACAACTACAAGACAATTCTTTCCTAAGTCTGAATTACACTATCAAGTAAGTGGAGCTAGACAAATAACTTGTGGAAGTGGCGGAGGAAATGGTGGAGGTGGAACAAATACAGGAGGCAGAGGAGGCGGAGGACTTCTTATTGAATGTGGAGGAGCATTGAACTTTACCGCAACTATTGACGCGTCTGGAGCTATCGGAAGTGCGGGCGCGAGTGGTAGTGGAGGACACGGCGGAGGCGGAGGTGGAATGGTAATTATTTTATATAATTCTTTAACTTCTAAAGCAGGAACTATTACAACAACTGGAGGAAATGGAAGTAGTGCAGGAGGAGGCGGAGGCGCACAGGCAGGAGGAGGCGGAGGAGCTTGTCTTGTTGGTGGAGGAGCAGGAGGTAACGCCAATGTCGCAGGGGGCGCGGGAGGTTCTTCTGGAAGTAACGATACTGGTAATGGAGGAAGTGGAGGAGCAGGCGCGCCATATTACGGAGGAGGCGGAGGAGGTGCAGGAGGTTTCTCTTTAGTAACATTAAACTTGTATTGATAACTGATAGTGGTATAATATAAAAAACTAATTTAATTTTTTATATGAATTTACCAGACGGGTGGTTTTCAAACGAAAACATAAGAGAATATAGAAGACTCGTTGAGAAAATTCCTCAAGGGGGTCTTCTTGTTGAGTTGGGAGTGTGGAAAGGAAAGAGTCTTTGCTCTGTCGCAGATATTATTTTAAGAAAAAAAATAAGAGTAATTGCCGTTGATACTTTCAAAGGAACTGACAGCGAGGGAGAGGCTCACAAATTTGCAAAGGAATTTAATTTGAGAGAAGAATTTGAGAAGAATATAAAAAACTTCTTTGGAGAATTTGCTCTTGTTGGAACTGATATTAAAATTTTTGAAATGACAACGAATGAGGCAAGCGTTTTAGTAAAAGAAGAAATAGACTTATTATTTATTGACGCAGGACATACTTACGAAGATGTAAAACAAGACATAGAAAACTGGTATCCAAAAGTAAAAGGAACTATCGCAGGACACGACTACTCTCAAAACTGGAAAGGAGTTATTAAAGCCGTAGACGAAAAATTCGGCAGTGTAAAAGTTATGGGCGATATATGGAGTAAGCCAAAGATAGATATTCTTTGTTATGTTTCTACTTGCAATAGAACTGATACTACCCTACCGCTTACCTTGGTATCTATCGCTATGCAGACTCTTAAGCCAGATCACTTAATTATCTTTGACGATAATAAAGAGAGAAGAAATTTTAATGATATAGAAGTCTATCAATACTGTTTTAAATTACTCTACGAAAAAGGAATTACCTCACAAGTTATTTACGGAGAACAAAAAGGACAACATCATAATCACGAGAAAGCTAACACAATGAGCTTTACTTATAACTGGAGAATAGACGACGACGAGATAGCAGAGCCTACTTGTTTGGAAGAATTGTTTAAAGAAATGAAAGACGGAGTCGGCGCAGTTGGAGGACTTGTTACACAGCCAGTCGTAGAAAATTTGTCTAATATTAACCCTCCCTCTGGAGTTATTCCAAATATTCAATGGTTTAATTGGGACGGAGAGCCTAGAGAAGTTGAGGACTTATACTCGTCATTTTTGTATCTCCCTAACATTGTTCACTTTGACTTAAGACTAAGCTCCGTTGCTCACAAAGAAGAAACTATGTTTACGGAGTCATTTAGATATAAGGGATATAAACTTATCGTAACTCCAAAAGCTAAGACGCAACACTTTAGAAGTGCGGGAGGTATTCGTAGCGGACAAGGAGAAGAAATGTTTAAGCACGACGAACAAATTTATAGAGCTTGGACTGTCTTTAGAAAACTAGGAAAAAAACTCTATGTCTTGAATAATGGTATTGGAGATCACTATATGTTCTTGCAAGCTATCACTCCAGAGAAAGACTCTGTTATTGCTTGTTGTTATCCAGAAATTTTAAAGGGATACAATACTATAAGCATAGCCGAGGCGCAGGCGATAGTTGATATAAAAGACTACGATATTTATAAATGGTGCGTTCAGAATAATTGGAAAGGAACTTTAATAGACGCTTTTAAAAAATTATATGAAGATATTAGTTAGCGCAGGAAATATAAAGACAGCAAAGTCTTATCCTTACTGGGAGAAGTTTTTTGAACTTGCAAAAGGACACGAGATAAAAAAAATTGAGGGTATACTTCCATTTTCTGAAATAGTTAAAATGGTAAATGAGTGCGATATATGGATAAGTATAGACTCTTTCCTACCCCACCTTTGTGCTTATCATAAATTAAAAAGGGGAGTTGTTTTATGGAGTAAGTCTGACCCTCTTATCTTTGGCTACGAACACAATATAAATTTATTAAAGTCAAGAGAATATCTAAGACCAGATACTTACGGGACTTGGAGTGATACTGTTTGCGATAAAAATGCCTTTGTTTCTCCACAGGTGCTTTTACAAGAAATAGAAAAAGGTGTATAATAATTTGTATGAGTATATTAAATTTTCTAAAGTCTTTTTTTAGAAAGCCAGAAACTAGATTTTTTGGTATTACTAAAGAGGATATTAAAAATGGTGCAAGTTCTCCTAATGTTTTCTCTCAAAAAGAGGGCGTCGCAAGTGTAGCCGTTCCTACTTTCCAAGGAGTTAACAGCGACGGAAGTGTAAGAAAGTTTCCTTATCAATATCAAGACGGCTCAAGTGCTTGTGTTGCTTTTACAATGGCTAAAATTACTCTTGTTTTATATTACATTTTAAATTCTAGGATAGTAAAATGGAGTGCGGGTTTTTGGTATAAACAAAGAAACAACGCCCCTTATGGAGGAATGAATTTTGATAACGCAAGATACCTTTCTTCTACTGGCGCTATTGTTGAAGAACTTTTACCAAGCGAAGGACTTTCTGAAACTGCTATCAATGCTTTAGATATTTCAGATCATATAAAAGATACTGCCGACGGCTTTGCTATTTCTCCGAATTGGTTTGAAGTGCCTTTAGACTTTGATACTGTTGCCTCTACTCTTGAGCAAACAAAAAAACCTATTATGCTTTGGGGACACTTTGGCTCTGGCGAATTTTTCTACACTTCTTATCCTAAAGCTAACTCTACCGATAACCCTTGGGCGCACTCTTTTACTGCCGTAGATACAACAATTAAAAACGGAGTTAAGTATATTGTCATTGAAGACTCCGCAGACTACGAGGCGAACTATGTTAAGTATATTTCTAAAGAATGGTTTGACTTGAAAGTATTTTTAGCTAGGTATCCTATCAACTTTAAATTTCAAGACACGCCTAAGCCCGTTTTTGACGGCTCTGTAAAGTCCCTCCAAGAATGTTTAATTTACGAGAAATTCCTAGCAAATGGCTTAAACACTGGATATTTTGGAAGTCTTACAAAACAGGCTTTAATTAAGTTTCAAACAAAGTATGGGATAGTCCCTAATGTCGGATACTTTGGAGAAATAACAAAAGCAAAATTAAAAGAGTTATATAATTAAAATTATGGATACAATTACTTTAATGTTCGTAGGTGTAGTCGTTTCTTTGTTAGTAAGTTATTTGAAAAATAAATTTGTATTACAAGGTAACAGCGTTCTTCTTCTAGTCGCAGTTATCGCGCTTATCGGTGCGTTTATTTATTCAACACTTTTACAATTCGGATACTGGGACGCTGTCCTAAATGTTATCGTATATGCAGGTGCATTTTACGCTTTCATTGTTAAAACAATTCAAGATAATAAATAAAAAGGATACGAGTTATATCGTTAGCTATCGTCTGTAAAAATACCTTTATTTAATTTTAAAGTTGGGCGATAGCGACGACTGACTGGTTCTCTCCGAAAGGAGGTTAAACAAAAATAGAGAGGGGGAACAAATTTTTGAGCCTACTCTCTATTTTTAATTGTAAAGTAATTGTAAAGTGATATTATTAAGTAGGTAAAGATGTTCTTTCTAGCCTAATATGTGGTTTGAAATTGGATCTAATAAAAAAACAAAAAGCTCACTCGGTTTTCTTTTCATTCAGTCGCTATGCAACTAGCAACTGTTCTATTTAATAAAAGCTCTCGCCATTCTTTACTCGGGAGTTTTTATTTTGTATAATGTGCGTAGGTTGAGAAGTGCAAAAAATTGGTAGCCTCGTCAGCGCCTATGTCCCTATCTTCTCTATGACGGAATGAATTATAAAAGAAAAAAACAAAATAGAAGAAAGAAATTTTTTACTTATAGAAGTATGAAACTTGAAAAAGTTAGAAAGCTTTTAAAAGAAGAAATTAAAAATATGCTAGAGTAGCTCAGTTGGTAGAGCAGAGGATACACTTAAGCGTTATGTAGCGATACATAAATGGTATTCCTAAGCGCGTCAGTTCAAGTCTGACCTTTAGCAAAAGTTCAAGTGAAGTAACACTCTGTCGGGGTGTTTTTTTGATGTCAAAAATGATAAAATTACTCTAGGAGTTCATTCAAAAAGGAGGTGCAATATGTTTGATCTGAAAGGATACAATGTGGCGCAGATAATTGACGCTTTATTATGCCCTTTAAACAGACACGCGACGCGCGTAGAGCATAATTGCACTGACGAAGACCTTTACCACCACCCCGACTGGCTCTTAACTCACTACGCGCAGAACGGAGGCGCAGAAAAGTGGGCGAAAGAACACAGACAGGAGTTCTTAAAGGACTAGACACCCTCGCTTAATTGTGGGGGTGTTTAATTGTGGATAACTTCCTTGTAGTATTTTAAAAATGTTAGGGGTATAATATGAGTAGTTCTTTGAAAATTAAATAGCGAGTATTTATTAAGTTAGATAAAATAAAAAACAATGGAAGAAAATCAAGAGTTAGCTGTCGTAAAAACACAGGTAACAAAAGCTTTATCAGCAGTGAACGAACTTGTTATTAAGACGCCAGAAGATTACACAAAGGCGGACGAGATAAGAAGTAAAATAAAAGCTGTCGGTAAAATGATAGATACTAAGAAAAAGGAAATTACAAAACCTTTAAATGACTCTCTCAAGAAAATTCGTGAACTTTTCGCACCAATAGAAACGACTTACGAGTCTGTTGAGAAAATCATAAACAATAAAATGGTCGTGTATAGAGATGAACAAGATAAAATAGCGGAGGCAAAGAAATTAAAAATCGCCTCTCAAGTTGAGTCTGGACATATCAAAGCTACTACGGCTATTAAAAAAATGGAGTCTATTGTAGACACCAAAACTACTTTAAAAGAGGCGGGAGTAAAGTCTACTACTAGAAAACTTCCTAGAGTAAGAATACTCAACGAGAAACTTATACCAAGAGAGTATCTTGTAGTGAATGAAAAATTTGTCTTGGAGGCACTTAAGGCAGGCAAGGCAGTAGACGGAGCAGAACTTTATTACGAAACTATAATTGCATAAAACTATGGGAGAAAAAATAAAAGAAGTAAAGGAGGTAAAAGTAGTTGAAGAAAAAAAAGAAGTTGCGGAAATTAAAAACGACTTCTCAATTCAGCAATTACTTTCGGAGGCAGTAGCAAAAGGAGTTCCAGTAGAAACAATGGAACGCTTGCTAGTTATGAGGAGAGAACTTAAAGCAGAACAAGCACTTGAGGCTTTCAATTCCTCAATGGCTATTTTTCAAAGAGAATGCCCTATAATTAAAAAGGACAAAGTTGTTATGAACAAGGACAAGACGACAGCAAGATATAAATTTGCTCCGCTTGAGTCCATTATCAGACAAACAAGAACTCTCATTGAGAAGAACGGCTTTGCTTATAGTTTTGACACAAAGACAGAATTAAAAACCGTAAAAGTATTCTGTAAGGTAACTCACATTCTAGGACACGAAAAAGTTAGTGAGTTCCAAGTAGATATAGATCCAGAGTCATATATGAACGCACAGCAAAAATATGCGTCAGCGCTTACCTTTGCTAAAAGATACGCGTTCTGTAATGCGTTCGGTATTCTTACTGGAGATACAGACAACGACGCAAAGAGCAACGATAAAGAAGAAAAAAGTAGTTACCAAAAAGTTTTAGAAATAATTAAGAGTTCTAAGACAGTCGGTAATTTGATTAAAACTGACGAGTTGGTAAAATCTTCTCAAAATCTCAACACAAAAGAAAAGGAACAATTATCAAAAATGATAAAAGATAAAGTGGGAGAAATTGAAAAAAATGGCTAAACAAAAAATAAAGTTATTATCGCCAAGAGGTTACTTGTCCCATTCTGCGCTTGAAATATTTAGGCAGTCAGAGGAAAAATATATTGATAAATATATCAACGGGGACGCAGTGGACTACGAAAATGACTTTATGGAATTAGGTAAAGTCTTCTCTACTGCGTTAGAAACAGGAAAGAAAACGGGCGATATAGTGATAGATGTTATGTGCGAGAGAATACCGAAGTATGACGAAAGAGAAAAAGAACTCACAGCTAGTTTTATCTCTCCTTATGGGGAGATAACTCTATTCGGGAAACTTGATACTTTTGAGAACATTCTTTGGATCAACGAGAATAGACTTTGTCATTTTAGAGAGTATAAGACTGGTAGTGTGAAGTGGACGCCGAAGAAAGCAAAAGAGAGTAAACAAATTTTGCATTATGCAACAATAATATGGTTGCTCACGGGTAAACTTCCGAAAGATATTTGGCTAGACTATATTCCTACAAAGAGAGAGTCGGACGGAGAAGTAAGACTCACAGGAGAGATATTTAGTTTTGAAGTGAAGTTAAATTTGTCAGATATTTTAAATTATATGACAGAGGTAACGAAGTTAGCGGTTAGAATAGATAGCATTTATAAGCGTGAATTAAACATAAAATAAAACAATGGTAAAAAGATTTGATATTTGTATCGGTAGAAAGTATGAGAAAGACGGAGAAGAAAAAACGGCTTGGAATAAGGTAGGTAATTTAGTGTGGTTTCAAGCGGACGGAGAAAAGGAAGACGGCTTTAAGCTAGAACTCCCTATCTTTGGACACGATAAGTTTAAAGTGTTTGAACAAAAGCCTAAAACTGACCGAGGAGGAGGCAAGAAAGACGCACTTGATACTTACGGCGCAGAGGCAGAAGAAAAGCTACCAGAGGCAGAAAAAGAGGCAAAAACAGGCACAGAAACGGACGAGATAGACCCTAACGATATACCTTTCTAAATTTTTGATTAGACTTTTAAAAGGGTCGCGTTAAGATGTAAGTAGGTAACGAAATTTATTAACAAAATTATTATTAAAAGATGTCAAAATTTAGAATTGTAAATACAAGATTTTGGGACGATAACTACACCTCAAATCTTGATCCTGTTGAGAAACTTTTATTTTTATATTTTCTCACAAATACTTCTACGAGTATTTGTGGAATTTATGAAATTCCACTCAAAAAAGTTTCTATGGATACTGGCGTAAATTCGGATAAGGTAGTTAAAATTCTTGAAAAGTTCACTAAAGACGGCAAGATATTTTATGCCGACGGGTGGGTAGGTATCAAGAATTTCATAAAACATCAGACTGTTAACCCTAAAGTCTTAAAAGGTATAGAAATTGGCTTAAATACTGCTCCAAAACAGATATTAGATAGTCTATCAATAGACTATCTTAGCCTATCACACTCTAATCTTAATTCTAATCTTAACTCTAACTCTAATCCTAACTCTAAGTATAACCCTCTTGGGGCAGATGTTATTAAAAAGTTTGAGAGCATAGACGCAAAGAATAAAAACTTTTATGGAAACAAGACTCAAAGGAGTGCGTGCGACTTCTTGCTCAAAGAATACGGGATAGAAAAAGTGTTAATGGTAATTGAAGTCATACGAGCAAAGAGAGGAACAGAGTTTTTTCCAAGTGTTACAAGTCCTTACGAGTTACAGAACAAATGGACTAAAGTAGGCGAGGCACTTAGGAGAGAGTCAATGAAAAATGGAGGAGATAAAAACATTCCAAATATATGAAAAACTATCACTTTAAAGTTAAATATGGTTTCGGAAGTCTTGATATTGTAAAAATAACAGACGAGGAACTTGAGAAAGCTTTGTATGCGCAAAAGTATGCGGTGGTAGTTCAGCTTGGAAACAAGCAGATAAATGGAAAGTATATTATTTCCATTGAGCCAGACTACCAGAAATATACAGGGTGGTATGACTCATACGAGCCTAAGACTGGCGAAGACTTCGCACAAATTAAACGCGACTGTCCTCCAGAAATTGACGAAGTTATTAGAGATAAAAGAGAAAAGGTAGACTTTCTAGTTGCTCATAAAAGACTAGATTTGATAGGCAAAAATATTAGCGTTCCAGAATTAGAGAACGGGACAAAGAAATTAAATTAACAAAATGAAAAAAATAGAAATAATATTAGCAGTGTTTTGTTTGGTAATATACTTAGTGCTAGGAGTATTTATTGGAGGTAAGTTATTTCCAGTAGAAAAAATAGTAGAGGTTGAAAGTGTAGCGCCAGTATTTGCGAGGATATTAGAGTGTGAGTCTAGTAACAGACATTTCGGAACTGACGGACAAGTGCTTATAAATATCAACACAAATAAAACGATAGATATAGGAAAGTATCAAATAAATACTATCTGGGGAAAAGAGGCAACTCGTCTAGGATATAATTTATACGAAGAAAAAGACAACAAAACTTTCGCACTGTATCTATTTAAAAATTACGGGACAGAGCCTTGGTATTCAACTAAAAAATGTTGGGGTAAATAATTTTCAAAACAATGGAAAACACAAAAAAGAAATTCAGAGTTGATATAACAGAAACATTGTCAGATCAGCTCTATGTTGAGGCGAGTAATGCGGAGGAGGCTAAAGAACTAGCTTATAAAGCGTGTTGTCAAGACTTTGCAAAAATGGACGAGTCCTCTGGATATGAAACTGGAGAGGTAATAGAAATTAAAAAAGAAGACCCTCAATTTCATAGTTCATTTATAAAAGCAGAAGATTTAAAAGACTAAAAATGAAAATTCTAGGTAAAGTTACAAACAAAAAACTAGCTATCAGCGACTATAACAGACGGGCGCTTAATGACTTTCTGAAAGACGAAAGCAACGACGGAGTTATAATTGCGATAGAGAGTAGGACTCCAGAGTCAAGACAAGTGAGAAAGTTTTATCACGGCGCAGTATTACAGCTCTGGGCGTTTCTGAACGGGTGGGACTACCGAGATAGTGAAAACTTAGCTTTCCTACACGAACACGCGAAGAAAGAATTTAACGGAGAGATAGTTTTACTGGATGGGATACAAGTAAAAAAAGGAAAGTCTACAAAAGGACTCCTTGCCGAGAACGATCAGCAGGACTCGGGATATTTGGAAAGAGTCATAGATTACCTTGAGAGAAATTACGGAATTGATAGGGACAAAGTGCTTAACCCTATGCACTATAAAAAGTTCACAGAAGAAATTTACGGAATAAGCACTTACGAAAGTTACATAGATTATTTACAAGAGTTAGGTTATTTAAAAAGATAAAATGAAATACTTACACAAACTAGCAGTGATAGAGAATATATCTTGGGCAATTTGTTTTACAGTATTATCAATAGCATTTCATAAATGGTGGATAGTGCTATTCGCAATTTTGTTTATGAACAGAGTTAAAACAAACAAAGAAAATGATACCAGTAAAGACACAACAGAAATATAAGTGCGACTTCTGTAAGTATCGTTCTGTAAAACACAGAGTAGAGATACACGAGAAACGCTGTTACCGAAACCCTAATCGCTTTTGCGACTTCTGTAAGAATGACGGATATACAATGGAATGGGTAGACGAAGTAGGAGATGTAAAAGTTGACTGTCCTTATTGCGCTAAATTTGATAAGGAAGTTCTGGAACAAATTAAAAGGAGAGAAGATAAACAGTGCGCGGAAGTTACTAGCGTAGATCCAAGTAAGATACCCTTTTAAAAATATGTCCTCTTGGTATGACGCAAAAAAAGAACATATAAGTCTTAACGATAAAAAAGACGAGATAGATATATATGTTTTTAGCGACGACTTTGGCGCTGTATGGGTAAGTGTAAAGGTTGAAGATATAAAAGAAATTTTAAAACAAACAAATGTCAAAAAAAATAAAAATAAAGTGTCCAAAGTGTCCTAGAGAATTTAACTCAAAAAGAGGACTTGCCTCTCATTCTCGTATGCACCCTTATATTCCTCCTACCCCTCCTCGTAAAACTGTAAAGAATTTTATTAGGACGGAAGAAGTCCACCGCTTAATTGCGGGAACTGAATTAAAATTGGGGGACAAAGTAGAATTTATAAAGAAAGGAGTTATCTCAAAAATAACTCTAACAGAAAATAGTAATGTTGCAGAAGTAGAAATATCTGTAACTAAAGACGCTTGGAATAGAGATTTAGAATAATTACTATGGACTTAGCTAACCCTTTTCCTCCTAGAGTAAAATTATGTTATCTCAACGACTGGAGATGTAGAATTTGTGGCGGAAACGGGCAACAAAGTGGAGGACTGTCTATACACCATATTCGTGGTCGTATATCGTCCTCCATTTTTAATTCCTGTCTTTTGTGTGGCGACTGTCATTCAACAATGGGACATTCACAGAAAGAAGAACAAATGCTATTTACAAAGACCTTTAAGTGGGTGTATAATATTGACTATAAGCCAGATCAGAACGACTTAGACTTTGTCGGACAGAACTTTGAAAGACTTTTTACAAATGAATTGACTTTATGGTTGGAAAATTTACCCTCAAAAAGCCAGAGCCTACCGAAAATCAAGTGCTTAACGCAGTTGGAGAATATTTAGAATTGAAACAAATATTTTTCTTTCGTGTAAATAATGCGCCGACTTATCAAGCAGACGGCAGAGGCGGGGGCTTTTGGAGAAAACAAAGTAAGTATTCCGTAAATGGAGTTCCCGACTTGATAGCAATAAGTAAACAAGGTAAGTTTATAGGACTTGAAATAAAGCGCCCTACTGGAGTGCAGAGTGAAGACCAGAAAAAATTTGAGTATAATGTCAGAAGAAATGGAGGAGAGTATTACATAATAAAAAGTGTAGACGACATAGTAAATATTTTATGATAAGAGGAAGAAAAACAACAAGACGCGCAAAGATAATTATTGCCCTACTCAAAGAGGGTAAGTCTTGGTATTGGATATTTGTAAATAAAAAGTATCCTAAAGAAACTTGTAAATATTATTACTACAAGCTTTTTAAGCCTAAAAAATATAACGCTAAATTAGCTCGTATTAAAGCCTTAAATAAGGTTAGGTTTGACAAAAAGAAATAACTATATTTTGGTGTGTTTTAGTGCTTTACTGCTAGAATTGTTGGGGGTATAATATACAGTAACAAGTTAGCTAGTCCCTAACTAAAATTAACAAAATAATTTAACAAAATGGAAACATATACAAATGATAAAGGCGAGGTAGTAGTTATCACAGAAATGGAGTCTACAAGACTTATTCACGCAATAGCTAAATACTCAAGAATTGAGAACGGAGAGGAAATTGTAAAAGCTTTGAAAGCCGAGGCAATAAAAAGACTTTCTGAAAAAAAAGAAAATGAGTAATAAATTTTTCAAAAAGATAAGAAAGGAGGCTCGTAAGGTAGCTAATGAAAAGTTCGGCGAGGCAACAGATATTCTAGGAGGTATGATAACTCCACGCCCTAAGTGGATACCAAAGTTTATATGGATACTTTTATACTTACCTCTTTTCAAGAAGAAAACTTGGAAACTTATTTATAAGAATTTGAAGTAATAACAAAATTTAACAAAATGAAATTAACAACAAAGCAGTGGATAGGTAGTATGGTAATTGGAATGATAGCAGGAGGCGTCATAGTGTATTTCGTAATGGGAACTTTAATAGTTAGTAAATTAACTTTCTAATATGACCCCTAGCGCTATGTTACTTCTCCTAGAATGGGGAAGAAAAAACAGTAAGGAAAAACAAGAGGAGTTCGCTATGTTTTATTATAAGAAAATTGCTACACAAGCGCCCGATGTAATTGTAACTTCTAAGGGTATGTCAGCAATTATTAAGTCTTTTGAAAAATAAAATGTTGAATAAAACTATAATTGAAAAAATTAACTATCTACAAAGTAATTGCTTTGGGGTATGGTTAAAAACAAGACAAGAAGTTGCTATTGAAATATCAGATAAGCAAAGTATGTTTTGTGTGTGTGGAAGACTTGCAACAGGACTTCACGAAAATGCTTGTAAAAAATTACAAGACAAAATAACTACGGAAACAGTAAAGAGGTTAGAACATTTAATTAAACAAAAAAATGAGTCTGAAACAACGAGTAAATAAATATCTTCTTGAACAGCCACTATTCCGAGAAAGAAAAAATAAGGATAGAGGACTTGTAAATATTCTTATAGAAAAATATCCTACTCTTGCGACTATTCAAAAAGAAATTTTAGTAGATATGGTAAAGGACTATAACTCAATGGATAGATCGTGGAGGCAGACACTTGAACACTCTCCACAGTTGAGAGGCTCTGACTACGAGGATAAAGTAATACTAGAGCAGGAAAAAATGTTAAGCCTAGGCTATGGGGTCGGACATAGCCAAGATATAAAAACTCTTAAGAACATAACTTAGTATGTATAAAGAAATTGTAGAGTTTATATCGGCGTTCGGATACGAGTTAGAGTTTTACGATAAAGGACAGAACAAAGAAAGATACGCAAGTGAGAACGGCTTTATAGACTTATGGGACGGAAAGAAAGGAGTTACCATAGGAATTTATAACCCAGAGTCAAAACAAATGTGTTATAAAAGAAAGCCGACAGTTGACTGGGTAGAGAAATACTTAGAAAGTATTAAAGAACATTAACAAAATAATCGTTGTCTGCTATATCCTGTAACGGAGTTCTTGAGCCGTCTTAATTGGGGTAGCGTAAAGTTAAGCCTTATGGGAATACTTCGCCTAAGTGAGTTAGAGCCTCTCTTAATTTCTCGTCGGGATATATCGCCGTTATGGGATATAGTAGATAACAAAAAGTATGAGAAGATTTACAAGAAAAAGTATAGTTGAAAAAAGTCATAGGTTTAGGAACGAACAAGCTATTTTAAAAATTGTTGAGAGAGAGGAGAAAATAAGATATGCAAACAGTTTTTACGGACAGCCTAAAGAGTTCAAAGACGAAAGGAAAAGTCGTAACCCTTTCAAGATAGGAAGTTTATTTATTCCCTTTTTACCTTAAAAATATGTCATTCAAAAAATGTAACAAGTGCGACGGCAGAGGACATATAACAGACAGTCCGTTTCCGTCATATAGCGGTCATTCGTGCGACTGCGAATGGGGAAGAAAGCATTTAGAAAAGACGATAGCTTTACAGAACGGACTTTGCGAAATTTGTTTAGGAGAGGGAGAAGTAACTTACAATGCAGGAATGGACAGTGAGTATACGCAAAAATGTTTATGTAGACTACAAGAGGAGTGCGACTTTAGCGGAGTAGATAATGAGGACAGATAATATGGAAGAACTACCCCCTAGAAAATATAGCCCTTACAAAAATCATAAGTGTTTTTGTGGAAGAAGTTTGTATCAGTGCGGAATGTGGATAGAGAAAAATAAGTGTATATGTAGTAGCTGTAAGGCAGACATTACAAATTTAATAACAGAAAAATATAATCAAAAACAAAAATATGCCCGAAAATAAAATATTAAAAGCACAGCAAGAAGTAAAGAAAGTTTTTAGTTACGCCCTTGGTAATATTACTTTTTCAGTAACAGTCAGAACAGATATTAAACAAGAAATGAAAGATATGTTAGAAATTCTAGCAAAGGCTCAAGTAGATGTAAAAGAGGAATTGGCTAAAAAATAATTAGTGGTATAATAAGAACATATTTAACTATGAAAAACACAAAATCAAAAACAATTTCAGTGTTATTAGCTCTCTTTTTAGGAGGACTCGGCGCACACAAATTTTATTTAGGAAAGACAGTTGCGGGAATATTCTATCTATTATTTAGTTTTACTTTTATCCCTGCTTTTCTCGGAGTCTTAGACGCTTTATTGTTAGGCTTTATGTCTGACAGCGAGTTTGACTTAACTTATAATAGATAAATGAATTTAGACTTTTTCGCCAGAGAAATACACCACCAGAAACACGCACAGGCTATCGCCGACGGGTTTGGACTGACTGTAAAGAGTAAGGCAGAAGATATTACAGCCGACTATGTTTGTGTATTTGCGTATGGCGACTTAAAGTTAATGGATAAGTTAGGAAAGAAAATTATATTTTGCGAACACGGAGTCGGTATGTATTACAACAACGAACACCCTAGCTATGCAGGATCTAAAGAACACAGAGAGAATGTTGTATTACGCCTATCCCCTAACAAAATGCACTCTGATAAAGAGAAAGAAACGCTTAACTGCCCTATTGAAATTATAGGAGTTCCAAAGTTAGACAAATACGCAGATAAAAAATATAGAGTGATAAGAAAATATCGCCCTACTATCGCTATATCATTTCACTGGGACTGCCTCGTATGTCAAGAAACTAGAAGTAGTTTTAAATACTTTGAGAAAGTCTTACCTCTTTTGAAAAAGAATTTTGAAATTATAGGACACGGACACCCTCGTATTATTGATAAGATAGCGCCGTATTATAAAAAATATGGAATAAAATTTACTCGCGACTTTGAAACAGTTTTGAGTAAAGCCGATGTATATATTTGCGACAATAGTTCAACGATATATGAATGGGGTATTACTAGAAAGCCTATCGTTTTACTTAACCCTCCTTTCTATCGCAGAGAAATTGAACATAAAGGAAACCCTCGCTTTTGGAAACACTCTGATATAGCGCCTTTGTGTGATAAGCCAGAGGACTTAGAGAGGTGTATCTGGGACGCTGTAAAAAATCACGAGTATTATTTACCTAAAATAGAAATGGCGAACAGACATATTTTGTCTTTCACGGACGGAAAATGCACAGAGAGAGCCGTTAATGCAATTAAAAAAAATATCCAAAATGAAAATTAGTTATTCAATAATGGCTATGCCTACAAGAGAGCATTTAGTAAAAAAAATACAAAATATTTTAGGCGATATTCCCGTTTCTTATGATACGGGTAAAGGTATATGGGATAATAGAGTTAAGTCTATGTTGATGTTTGACCCTAATTGTGAGTTTCATTGTGTATTACAGGACGACGCAATACCTTGCGAAGACTTTTATAATGAAGTTGATAAAATAGTTACAGAACAAAAAGCTTATTCTTTGTATTTTGGTAATAGAAAGAATATGCAAGATATAGGACTAAAGGCTATTGAAAACGGAGGAGTTGAAATGGACTGGCTTTCTTGGGGAGTCGCGATAGTTCTTCCTACAAAAATAATTCCGAGTCTTATAAAATATTGGGAGGGCAAAAGAAGTCTGTTGAAAAATGACGACACTAGAATTGCTAGATATTTAAAAGAAATTGGAATGAATGTATATTATCCTATACCCTCTCTTGTTGAACATAACCACCTTGAGAAAAGTATTATTGACCCTACTGGAGAACATAAAAATAGGAAAGCTTTTAAATTTAAAGGATAATAAAAATATGGAAAAAGAAATAATAATTTGTTCGGCAGTAAAGAGTTGCGACGGAAGAATATTTAGAGGTCATAGACACCACGACTGTATTAGAACTATGCACGAGTGCGGTGTTGCTTATTCCTCTAAGGCAGAAGACCAAGGTTTTGTTACCTCTAAGAATAGATTTGTTGGTAGAAAAGAGGGTTACGAAATTCAAATAAATGCAGGGATAAAATCTCATTGTGAAAAAGAGGAAGACAGATATTTACACGGAGAATTATATAGCGAAGACTTATATTAAAAATATTATGATAAAAGCATTTTGGTATAAAAGTAAAAATATAGGCGATACATTAACGCCCATTCTTTTAAGAGAAATTTTAAAAGAAGATGTTGAGTTTGTTGATAGAAATTATCAAGGTAAATTTCTTGGAGTTGGTAGTATTATGACGGCGCTTAGAAAGAATGATATTGTATGGGGAACTGGTTGTATAAGAGATATTCCATATATGGTAAATTATCCGTGCAATTTTTTAGCAGTTAGGGGTAAACTCACAGAGGAATTACTAGGAGTTAAAATAGGAGTTTACGGAGATCCTGCGCTATTACTCCCCCTCTTTTATCGCCCTACAATAGAAGTTAAAAATACTATTGGAGTAATTGCTCACTATGTAGAAAAAAACGAGCCTTTCTTTAAAAGGCTTAAGGCGGACGGAGTAAAAGTAATTGATGTAGAGCAGGACTATAAAACTTTTGTGGACGAAGTGTTGTCTTGCGAACAAATAATATCTTCTTCCCTACACGGAATTATTATCGCAGAGGCTTACGGAATACCTGCTAAGTGGGTAATTGTTACGGATAAAGTTATCGGTAACGGCTTTAAATTCAGAGATTATTTAAGCGGAACAAATAGGGAATTACCAAAGCCATTTATTCCAGAAAAAATGACTGACTTTAAAAAACTTTACCACTTTCCTAAGATAGAAAATTTAAAAGAAATACAAGAAAAACTTATTAGCTCATTACAAAATTATTATTTATGATACGAAACGAAGAACTTATTAAAAAATATCCTTGGAAAATTACTTGGGATAGACGAGCAAAAATGATAGGAGAACTCATTTTAGAATTGAAATTATACTACTATAATTATAGTCTTCTTGATATTGGAGGAGGTATTGGAAATTTATATAATTTTATTCTTACAAAAGACTATACCTCCATTGACTTGGAGGCGTGGACGGATAAGACAGTTGTCTGCGATTTGAACAAGGAATATCCTACTTTAAAGAAGTTTGATGTTGTCGTTGCACAGGGTATAATAGAGTATATAAAAGAGCCGAAACAGTTTTTAGAAAACATAAAAAGATACGGAGATAAATTAGTAATTACTTATAGACTTAATTTAGATACAAGAGTAGTTATGGATAGAAACAGTCTATCTTTTGAGGAATTTGAGGGACTGCTTAAACAGACGAATTGGGAAATAATAAAAAAGGTCGTTATTTATAAGTTAGAAAATATTTATTATGTTGTGGACAGAGCAAAAAAAGAAGAATGATAAAGGCGAGTATGTGTATAGAGTTGAGGACTTCTTCGGAGAGTTATTTATCTATTCAAAAACAAAGCTAGACGGCGATACTCTGGACTTGTTAGAAATGAAGATAACGCCTAACCCTACTGGAGAAAATAAGTTTGTAATTAAAAGAAAGGGTGGTATAATATTAGAAGTAAATTATAAATTAACTAAAAATAAAACATTATGGGAAAAGGACTTACCAGAGCAAAAATAGAGAATGTGAACAAGCTTTACGACGAACTAGATATAGTCGCAGACGCGCTAGATATTGAAATTAAAAACGCCAAGCAGACACAAGGCAATTTAATTCTTATCAAAAGAAAACAAGGAGGAAAGGAAATTGAGATCAGCGAGAAACTAGCTTGGGAAGAAATAAGACTTTTGGGCGCACAGTCAGAATGTTACAACGCGCTTAAAGGACGCTACCCTGCTGTCTTTGAGAAAATGGACGCACACTTAGCTAAGATAAAAGAAATTGATACCTATACTCAAGCCGAGATAGGAATACGCTTTAACGCTATGACAGTAAGAGATGTCATAAACTTGGTAGTCGCCGTTGTAGATATGAAAGAATAATTATGCTTATAGAAAACAAAGTAAAAAATTTAAAGACGACTGATGTAAAAACTTTCTTAAGTTGGACTTTTAATACTTTGAAAACTTCTAAGCGTGATACAACAAAACTAAAGAACGCCATAATAAAAGGAGGTTGGTCTTTCCCGATAATAACTTGGGCAGGACACGACTTTGTTATTGACGGCGCAGGTAGAAAATTGGTAGTTGAAGAATTGATAATGGACGGATACGAGATACAGGAAATTCCCTATGTAGAAATTGAGGCTAAAGACCTTGAGGAGGCTAAGCTCAAAGCCCTTGAGGTTAGTTCTCAATTTGGAGAGATAACTAGAGAAAGTTTTTTAGGATATATAGGCGACTTGAAAGTGGACTTTAATACTTTTGAGCTAAAGGGAATTGACGAAAGCTTAATGATAAGCCCGAATGACTTAAGCGAAGACTTTAAATTACCAGAGGGCGACAAGCCTCCATTCCAAAATATGACTTTCACTCTTGCAGATCCACAGGCAGACTTCATTAAAAGTTGTCTTGAGCAAGTAAAAGACTGCGGAGAGGAAGTAGATAATTTCGGGAATGAGAATAGCAACGGGAACGCCTTATTTTATATAATACAAAAATGGGCAGAGCAAAAGAAATAATAGTTAAGGTAATTCCATCTAGTATAGCGAATAGCTTTATTAAGGCTACTCACTATTCTGGAAAGGTAGTAGCGAATAGTTCTTTACATTTTGGGGCTTTCTTAGATAATAAACTTCACGGAGTTATGTCATTCGGTAGTCCCCTAGATAAGAGAAAGGTCTTATCTCTAGTTCATACAGAAGAAAACAAGCCGTGCCTATGGAATGAAATGTTAGAGCTTAATAGAATGGCTTTTGACGAGTATCTTCCAAGAAATAGCGAGAGCAGGGCGATAGCAATAGCAATAAAGCTTATTAGGAAAAACGCCCCGCAGATAAAATGGATACTTAGCTTTAGCGACGGAGTGCTATGTGGCGACGGGACGATATACCGAGCAAGTGGCTTTAGTCTTACACAGATAAACTCTCATACAGAAAACTGGCGCTTACCTAACAATATGGTAGTTCAAGCGTCCACGCTAAGACAGTCTGGCTATACAAGTTGGCTTAAGCCGTTTATAAGCGAGGCTAAATTCAATGAGATAAGAAGTGGCTCAACTACAAGCAAAAGGATAATGGACTATATCAAAGCCACGAAACTAGAGGGAAGTCAGCTTAGATATATTTACCTTGTAGACAAGAAATGCAAAATAGCCGTTCCAGTAATACCTTTTAAGAAGATAGACGAACTCGGCGCAGGTATGTATAAGGGAAAGAATGTAAGCGTTAAAGATAGAAAATGCGTCGGTAATGTAACTGGTAGCATATAGCTATTCCATAGCTAACGAGGCAGTCCGAGTCTGACCCCGACGCACAATACCACTTCCCTGCCCTACTTACACTCCCCCCGAGCCTTAAAATAAGGCTAAAACAAGACAGGGGACTAGCAGGGGATAGGGAAGATGTGATAAAATATAAAAAACAAAATGGAGAACACTAACAAAGACAATGTTAATAAAGAGGTGGATAAGTTAACAACTAGAGATAGCCTAGTTGTTTCTTGTGAAACCTCCTTTATATCCGAGGAAGAAGATAACAAGCCACCGAAAACTGGTGAGAAACTGGTAAAATCTTGGTTTAAGAAAGGATATGACCCTAGGAGAAACTTAGAGGGACGAGGCAGAGGCGTTGAGAACTTTAAGACTATCTTTGAAAGGGCGCTTAAGAGAGTTGCAGATGTAAACGGAAAAGACCCAGACGAACTCTACGAGGAAATTGTAAGTAACGGAATACTCTCTGCTCGTAAGGGCGACTATCGTTTTTATAAAGACTTGTTTGATAGACTTTATGGTAAGCCAAAAGAAAGTATAGATCACACTTCTGCGGGAGAAAAAATAAATAATTCTCCAGTGGAATGGGTAATAAGAGATTATAGAAAAAAAGACAATGGAGAGCCAAGCACAGCAAATTAACTTTAACGAAACTTTCCTGCCCGTCCTAACTACGAGCCATAGATATTATTTACTTATGGGAGGTAGAGCTAGAGGGGCGTCTTATTTCTGTTCTCAATATATAAAAGAAAGAGTAAAAGGAAAACAATATTTTAGAGGCGCGGTAATGCGTTTTATTTTAGGAGATATTCGTAATTCTATATTCCAAGAAATACTAGACAGAATTGAGGAAGACGGCGACGCTGTTCGTTTTAATATTAAAGAGGGAACGCTTGAGGTAGAGAGTGGATTTAACTCCGTGAAAGGTATCGGCTTTAGGAAGTCTTCGGGAGATCAGAAAGCTAAGCTTAAGTCCCTTGCGCAATTTACAGATATTTACATAGAGGAGGCAGACGAAATAGCCGAGGAAGACTTTATGCAACTTGACGACTCATTGAGAACTATTAAGTCAAACATACGCATATTTTTAATATTCAATACCCCGCCAAAAAATCACTGGCTTATTAAGCGTTGGTTTAATTTGCTACCTAGCGGAGTAGACGGCTTTTTTAAGGCAGAGTTGAAGAATGAATACAAAGACAATACTTGTTTTATTTTTTCTACTTACAAAGACAATGAGATAAACTTAAACAGAACAACACTAGACAATTACGAGAGATATAAAATTACTCGTCCAGAGTATTACTATTCAATGATACAAGGACTCGTAAGTGAGGGCGCGAAAGGGCTTATCTTTCCGAATTGGAAAGTTATATCAGACGAGGAATATAATAAACTTGAATACGAGCCTTACTACGGACAGGACTTCGGCTTTACGAATGACCCTACTGCGCTTATAGAAATTAAGGAACATAACAACAAGATATATCTTAAAGAGTTGATATATGAAACAGGACTTACAAACAAGCGTATTGCAGAAAGATACAGTGAGCTTGGTATATCTCGTTCAGCGCCTATTTATGCCGATAGCGCAGAGCCTAAGTCCATTGAGGAGATAAGACTTGAGGACTGGAACATATTACCCGCTATCAAAGGCAAGGACAGCGTCAAGGCAGGTATAGACTACTTGCAAGACAAGGAAGTTTACTATACCGAGTCAAGTAAAAACTTGGCTATTGAAAAGCAAGAGTATAAGTGGTCGCTAGATAAAAACAAAGAGCCGACAAATACTCCAGTAGATAAATTTAATCACGGAATGGACGGAACAAGATACGGCACTTACTCAAATAATAAACAAGACTGGTCGGGTATTGTTTAGTTTTTTATTTATTTGTGCTATAATATTAACAGGTAATTATATTTTGTAAGCAACAGTAAAATGTTGCTTCGGTTGGTCTTAGGGTTAGCGTTTGACTTGTGCTTATAAAATAAAATTATAAATATAAATATTTAAAATAATGAAGAACAAACTATTTGAGAATATATCTGCTAAGGTAAAAAACTTTTTCGGAAATGACGACAGATATTCTTTATATAATTCAGTTGATAGACAAAACTTCGCGAACAAAGGCGCTACTGAATATCTTAACTACAATGATATTTCTCTTTATGTAAACAGAGCTATTGAGGCAAGAGCCGAGAAAGTTTCTGAAATACAATTTGTTCTTAAAGATAAGAACGGAGATATTATCGCAGACCACGCTATTTTAAATTTACTTAATAAGCCTAACGAGTTCCATACAGGTAAACAATTCTGGAAACTTTTTCAGAAGTATTATGATATTACAGGAAACGCATATATCTTTTTAAAAAAGAAATTAGAAATATTTAAGCTAGACGAAATTGAGGCTATGTATCTTCTTAAGCCCGACTGCGTAAAAGTAATTCGTGATAGTGCTACTGGAGTCGCGCTAAGTTATGAATATAAAGTAGGAAGTCAAACAACTATTTATAAAGCAGAAGAAATTTTGCACTGCTTTAACCCAGATCCACAAAGTCCGATAGAGGGCGCGTCATTATTGAAAGCAGGTATCAGAGCTATTGAAACAGAAATATCTTTAGAAGAATATCAAGCAAACATTTTAGCTAACGGCGGAAAAGTTGAGGGTATATTCAAATTCAAAAACGGACTTACAAAAACTTTAATTAACGAGGCTAAAGAAAAATTCATTGAAGATATAGCAGGGGCTAAGAAGTCTGGACGCCCTTTGTTTTTATCTGCCGACGCAGACTATCAGAATGTTTCTCTTAACCCTACTGAACTTTCATACTTGGAGTCTAAGAAAGCAACGCTTAACGATATTTGTATTCTTGCAGGAACTCCACAGGCTATACTTGCGTCTGTTGGCGACCAGACTTTTGCTAATGCGGACGCCTCTCTAAAAATATTCGTAAGAGATACTATCAAGCCACTTGATACGAACTTGGCTAACTTCCTTGACTGGCGTTTAGTTCCTATGGATATGGAACTTACTTACATTGACCCTACCCCCGAAGACATAGACTACAAAATTAAAAAGATAAATGCTTTGTATCAAACAGACAGCTCAACAATAAACGAGAGGAGAGCTATTATGGACTTAGACCCTCTCGCAGAAGAAGACGCAGACAAAGTCTTAGTATCTTTTGCAAAGACTCCACTCGGACAAAGTGATAATAGTTCAACAATAAAAATATTTAAAAGAAAGGATTTGAAAGACGGAGAGTTCATACACCCTTTAAGAGAAAAAGCTTTTAGAGATATGTATAGAAATGTTCAGATAAAAAGAATGGATAAAAAAGAGTCTATCTTTTTTAGTGCTATGAAAATATATTTTGCAGATCAAGAAACAAGACTTAAGAGCCACTTGACTGGTATCAAAACAATAAATAAAAAAGGACTTGTAGACGATATATTTAATCAGAACTTAGAATTAAATTTGGCTAAAGGTATGGCTATTCCTATTCTAAGAAGAATGATGTTAGAGGCAGGGCAAGACGCTACCGAAATGCTTGACTATCAATTCGGCTTTACTATGTCCTCTGCGCTTGAGAAATGGCTAGATGATAGAGCTAATTTATTCGCAAAAGAAATTACAAATACAACTTACGATAGACTTTCAAAACAATTCAGTGAGTCTTTTGACAATGGAGAAACAAGACAACAACTTATTGAAAGAATAAAAGAAACTTACAACGGCTTTGACGATACACGAGCAAGAACAATAGCAAGGACAGAAGTTCACGGCGCAACACAGAAAGCTACTATTGAGGGAAATAGACAAGCAGGAAGTCCTATTAAAATTTGGGTAGCAGTTATGGACGACTCAACAAGGGACTCTCACGCTATGTTAGACGGAGAAGAAAGACCTATTGATATGCCGTTTTCAAATGGTCTTATGTATGCGGGAGATACAAGAGGCGAGGCAAGTGAGGTTATAAACTGTCGCTGTCAAAACTAATAGGTGCGTTAATTTATAAATGTGATATAATATTATTAGTAATAAATAAATAATAAAATGAAAAAAGGGTTTTACACACTACAAACAAAATCAATGAGTGAATACGGCGTAACTACTCATAAAGATTTGTGGGAGAAAGTTAAAGCAGAGGGATACAAAGGCTTATCTGTAACAGTCAATTCAGAATTTATAAAAAAGTCTGTTGACGGCGTAGAGTCCCCTTATTATCACGCTACTTTTTCGTCTTCTAATGACGACAGACAAGGAGATATAGTTATGCAAGTCTTTGATCTAAAAGGCTTTATGAATAACCCCGTTTATTTGGACTCTCACAATTACGACTCTATCGTAAATATTCTCGGTAAAATTCACAACATAAATACTAACGGAGGCGCTTTAAATGGCGATATAGAATTTTGTTTAGATAACCCTAAGGGCGCACTCGCAGATAAAATGGTAGCGGGAGGTTTTCTTAATACAAGTTCAATAGGTTTCATTCCTAAAGTATTTGACGCAGACGGAAAAATATTAGAGTCAGAACTCCTAGAAGTTTCAGCCGTTGCAGTTCCCGCAAATGCAGACGCACTATTTGATAAAAAAGAAATTAAGAAAGAGGAAGTTGTAGAAACAAAAAAGGAGGAAGTAGTAGAAGTTAAAGAAGTTGAATTACCTCAAAGAAAAAGTGTTGCACAAATTGTTAGCAAGATAGCAATAGAAAAAGAAAATACTTACAACACAATTACTAAGCTTGTTAAGGAAATGATTATTGACGGCAAGAAAGAGAAAGCAAAAAAGATACATTCAATTCTTAGAGAACTTTCAAAATAAAATATTAAAAGTGTGGATATTGGGTTTTTATTTCTCCGAACGACCCACGGACTACTTTATTAGTTAATATCAATAATTATGAGTAAATTACTCAAATTGATAAAGTCCTTAATGGCGAAAGGTTTTGCTACTAAGGAAGAAAAAGCGCAGGTAGTTTCTATGGTCAAGGAACTAGACGCCGACGACCAAGAAGTCGTTAAAGAGGAAGTTTCAGCAGTTGAAAAATTGTCTGAAGAAGATCCAGCCCCTAAAAAGGAAGAAGAAGAACTTGAGAAAAGTATCAAGTCCATTTTTGCTAAGTCAAAGAGTGAAGTTAAGTCTGAAATTCTTGACGAAGTTAAGAGTGAAGTCGCTAAATTTATGAAAGCTCAAAAAGAGGCTTTTGAAAAAGGCGCAGGTGCAGGACATAAAGATGTCGTAGCACAAAGAAAGTCTATTAACGCTTACCTTAAAGTTTTCCTACCTGCTATTATTGCAGGAGATACAGCAAAGCTTAAGGAAATGTCAACAGACTCAAGCGGAACTCCTTACGCAGGATACGCAGTTAACAGTGAATTGTCAGCCGAAATAAGAGCCTTAATGACCGAATATGGTATTGCTCGTCAAGAAATGACAGCAGTCCAGTTGGCTAAGAACTCTTACAAAGCAAATGACTTAGTAACAGATGTTTCAGTCTACTGGGTAGACCAAGGCTCTGCTATCCTATCTTCACAGATAGTTCTAGGTCAAGAAACTCTTACACTTGAGAAATTGGGTGCAATAGTAACAATGACAAGAGAATTGTTAGCAGACGAGGAAATAGACTTGTTCGGCTTTATCGCTACAAGAGTGGCTCAAGGTTTCGCACAGAAAGAAGACACAGCGTTCTTCACTGGAACAGGAACAGGAGATACTGCTAACGCAGAATTTGAAGGTGTGTTGAATGTAACAGGTGCTAACGAAGTTGTAATGACTGGCGACGCCTTTACAGATATGACAGCCGACGACCTCTTGGATATGCAAGACAAGAGTCCTCAAGCCGTTGCTAAGAACGGAAAATACTACGGACATAGAAGTGTAAGAAACATCATAAGAAAATTGAAAAACTTAGATGGAACTTATATCTATCAAAATCCTACTGAAAGCGCCCCTGCTATGGTTTGGGGTAGACCTTTCGTGGAAGTTGAGGCTATGCCTAGCGTAGCAAGTTCTGGTGCAGATACACCATTCCTAGTTTACGGCGACCTTAAAGCAGGTTGTATCCTAGGATACAAAGGAGGAATTACAGCAGACAGATTTAATGCAGGAGTAGTAAGAAATGTTGCAAACAATGCAGACATTAACCTTATTACTACTGACAGAGAGGCTGTCCGTTGGGTAGAAAGAGTAGGTTACATAACTATTCTTCCTACAGCTATCACAGTCCTAAAGACTGGATCTGGCTCTTAAATTTAGCCTTTACTCTAACTCTCACTTATGACCGAGTGGGAGTTAGGAATAAGGGAATAAATAAAATGTATAAATACACTTACAAAAACAAAAAAACAGGTAAAGTAATTTACGCTAACGAGCCGATAAAAGGCGACGACTTAATTTTAATTTCACAAATTAAAGACGGAATGATAAAAAGCAACAATAAGAAAGTTGTAAAGAAATAATGCTATGAAGAAAACTGAAATTAACGAACTAAAACAAGAAAGCATACTCAAACAGTTTCTTACTGGCGAGGTTAAGTTCGTTATGGGTATCGTTACTATCTCTCTAGGAGTAATAGCGCCTTACTACGCTATCAGACAGGACATAGCGCTTATACAGCAAGATATATCTATCATTAACACTAATCACGAGGCACATATACAGGACATACTCCAAGAAATTAAGGAAATGAAAACAGCCGAGATAGAATTACAAAAGCAGATACTTTTAATAAGTAATAATTAAAAAAAATGGATAAATATTGTGAAGTAACAGACATAGAAAATTATACACTAACAGAAATTGCTAGTAATTTTGAAACACAAGTAGAAGACTGGATAAGAGGAGTATCCCGAATGTTTGATACTCTCGCAAATAGAAAACTTGTCGCCCCTGCTATCGGTAGCGGAGAGGACTACGAAGTTCAATATTTTGACGGCAACGGCAAAGAGTTTCTTTCAATAGAAGACTGTCAAGAAATAGTAACGCTTAAAATTGGCGACTGCTACGGAGATAATTTAGAAGTAGCGACTGGATATATTACTTATCCTAGAGTTGCGCCATTTAGAAAATTGCTTTTAAAGAGTTCTATGTTTACAGAGGGACTCCAGAATGTAGAAATAACGGGACGCTTTGGTTTTTTTAATGAAGTTCCAGACGATATAAGACTCGCCTGTTCTATTATTGTCGCGGGTATTATTAACGATCAGAACAAAGGAAATCAAGTTAAGAAGTCCGAGAGTATCGGTAATTATTCCGTTTCTTATGTAGACGACAAAGGTGTCGCAGACTTTGAAAGAGCAAAGGCAATAATTGAGGGGTATCGTAGAATAGAATTTTAAAACAATGGGAATACAAGACTTTATGACAAAACTTTTCGTGATATATCGTAGCGTTTGGGCAACAGACGAGGACGGCAATTCATATTCCGAAGAACAGGAAGTCGGAAGTTTCAACGGACATATACAACAAGCTCAAGCCGAAGACATACAAAACTTAGCGCTTACTTTCACAAAGGCTTTCTCAATATGGTGTCCAGTAGATACAGCAGTCTTAGAGGGAGATACGCTTGAGTCAGTAGACGGCGTATATTCAGTTAAGGCAATTCAGAAATATGACACAGGAGGAAACACACACTTGCAGTTAGTCGTTCAAGTGGACGAAGTAATAAGAGGCAGTTAAAAAAATGGACTACACTTTTACAATAGAGGGACTAGCCGAATTTAAAGAGGCAATTAAAAGAAACCCTCAAGTCGTAAAAGAGGAGGTAGGCAAGTTCCTTGTAAGGGCAAAATCAAAATATCTTTCAACAATACTTAATAACCCTTGGAGAGTTGGAATGTCGGGAGGAGGTGCGCCAGTAGCAACGGGAAACTTAAGAGATACGCACGAGTCCCCTGTCAGCACTTGGGAAATGAGTATCTTCCCTACTTCGCCTTATGCAAAATATATTCACGGGACTGGAGGAGCAAGAAAAGGAAACTACCCGCTACGCCCTTGGCTAGACTACGCATTTAAGACAAACGAAAAGGGAGTGCAGAACTTAGAGGGAGAAATGGTAGACACAATAATAGAAAAATTAGTTAAATAAAATGTATACAACAATTATAAACAAAATAAAGACAATACTTGAGGGAATACCTGCTATTAAAGCTATTTATGCTTACCCTCTTGAGGGAAGTCCAAAGACTTTTCCTGCTGTTGTATTTTTTCCAGATACATTTAGCAATTTAATTGACACTACACAGACGAACAAGAAAGAATACAAATTTAAAATGTGGATAATGATAGATATTTCGGGAACGACAGAACAAGCAGTGTTTACAGACATTCTTCCTAAGACTGTTGATAAAGTTGTAGCCGAATTAGATAGCAAATGGAATGACTTTATTGGAAGTCATAGAGCTTGGCTTACTGTTGACTCTGGAGTATGGGGCTTATCAGTTGAGAACAAGTCCACTCGCGCTTTTGCGGAATTATCAATTACTTACAATGTTTCAAATGATGTGTAGGTATGGTATAATATTTATTAGTTAATAATTTAATTTTAAAAATATGAATATAATAGGAAGACAAGAAGAAATAGGAATAGGAGTTGAGTCAGTAAGAGGAACTCCTACAACAGCTAGTCGTTGGTTTAAAAAACTAACTGCTAGTATCTTACCAAGAGCAGAAAAAGCAGTAGACGAAAGTTCTATGGGCGTATTGGAAGACTCACAAGGCGCAAGAATTACAAAGAAATGGTCTGACGGAGATATAGAGGGATACCTACACGCAGATATGATAGGATATATTCTTTTGAACTTATACGGAAGTGTAGATAGTTCTATCGTAGCGTCTGGAGTTTACTCTCACGAATTTACACTTGAGCAGTCTTTGGAACACGCCTCACTTTCTATCTTTAGAAAAGACGGCGATATAATTTCAGAAAAATACGGAGGCGGAGTTGTAAATACTCTTGAGCTTTCAGCAAAGGCAGGAGAATACATTAAGGCAGTTGTAAATATTATTCTAGGAACAAGTGCAACTTCTACCGAAGTCCCTACTTATGGAACTGAATACGACTTTATCGGTAGAGATATTTCTATCAAGATAGCAGACACAGAGGCAGGACTTACAGGCGCAACAGCTATGACAGTAAAAGGCTTTAGCTTAAAGATAAATGCTAATGCAATTACAGATCACAAATTCGGCTCTTATAACCCAGACATTTATAACTCTGCTTTAGGAATTGAACTTGAAGTAATGAAAAACTTTGAAGACTCAACTTTTGAGGCTCTTTATAAAGCGAATACTTACAAGTATGTTCAAATTAAAATAGAGGGAGAGGCAGACTTAGGCTCTGGAAATAAGCCTACTCTTACTATGCTTTTGAACAAAGCACAGATAACAAATTGGGATAGATCAGCAGACGCAAACGCATTGTCAGAGGAAACAGTTACATTTAAAGCTTTCTACAACGCAACTGATACTCAAGCGTCCTCAATAGTTCTACAAAACAAAACAGTTAGCTACGCGATAGGCTCTTAATTATAAAATTATGAATATCAAACTATCTAAAGCAGAAGTAGAAATAGCAGACTCACTTACTTGGGGACAGCAAGAACTCGTTAAGTCAGTTATGCTAGACGGAATTACTCTTAACGGAGGACAGCCCTCTGGTATAGACGCCTCTAAGCTTGTAGACGCGAAGTATAAGCTACTTGAATTAAGTATTAAGAAAATAACTGACGACAAGGGTGTTGTAATTCCTTTCTCTAAAGACTGGGTATTCAACTTATCAGTAGAAGACGGAGAATTGCTTTACAATACAGTTGACGGAATAGGTAAAAAAAAATAGTTTTTTCTGAATACGATTTAAAGTTGCAACTCCAAGGTAAGAATGGGCTTAGTGATATTGTGATTATGGAAATGTTATCTGAACGCTACGGGTGGACGCCAGAAGAAATACGCAGTCAGAGAAAAGAGGACATTGATAATTACTTAAATATTATTAGGGCGAAAGAGAAAATAATTAGAAAAAAACAAAATGGATAAACAACTTAAAATATTACTCTCACTTAAAGACGACGCCAGTTCGGAGTTAAGTAAATTTGACAAGAACGCTAGTAAAACAGGTCTTAATTTAGGAAAATTAGGCGGTATCTTTGCTAGTGTTTTTGCTACTGGGGCAATAATTAAGTTCGGCTCGGACGCAATAAAAGCTTTCCAAGAGGGCGAAGTAGCTATGACGAAGTTCAATACTACTATGGCTACTGTTGCGACAGGATCTAAACTTGCGACTATGAAAACGCAGTTGTTGGGAGTAGCGGAAAGTTCTAAAAAACTAGGCTTTCAAGACGAGGAAACTTCTAACGGCTTAGCTCGTTTTGCACAGATAACAGGCGACGCAACAGAGGCTACAAAACTCCACCAAGTTGCTATGGACTTGGCTCGTGCTAAAGGAATATCTTACGACGAGGCTAGTCAAGCCGTCCGCGCTACTATGGCGGGTAATGTCAAAGTCTTAAAGGACTTCGGTATTGCTATCACGGACAATATGACTCCCCTACAAGCTATCGGTGCATTACAGCAACAAGTAGCAGGACAGGCGGAGGCGTTCTCTAAGACAAGCACAGGACAAATGGCTAGTCTTAATATGGCTTTTGAAGACTTACAGAAAGCTCTCGGCTCAACATTGAACGAGGCTCTTTTGCCTTTGATAACAGAGTTTACAGCTTGGCTTACTGACCCTAAAGTGCAGGAGAACTTAAAAATACTTATTGACGCTATTGGTATCTTCCTTAAAGGGGCTATCTGGGCTGTTAAAAGCGCCTTTGACGGGTGGTATCAGATAATAACAAGTATCTGGGGCGTAATGGTAGAGGTAGTAGACTTCTTGAAGAAGATATTTATAGGCACTTTGAACAGTGTAAAAGACGCAGTGCAGAGTGTTATTGATACAGTGCAAAATTTGATAGATAAATTCAACGAATTAAATGTCGTAAAAGGTGTTAAGTCTTTCTTGGGAAATGTTGCGGGAGGCGCGGGAATTGTAGGTAATGCCGTAAGTAGTTTCTTTGGAGGAAGTGTAAATGACGGAGTTATGCAGAATGGTAAAATTATTTCTACACACCCAGACGACTATCTTATTGCTACTAAAAACCCTAACGCACTTGGCGGAGGAGGACTAAGTATTGTTATAAATGGCGATGTTACAGGCACGGAGATAGTAGATAAGGTATCACAAGCCTTAATGAAACAGTTACGCTTTGATACAAAATTTGCAATATAATGCTACAAGTAAAAGTAAACACAGTAGATATTTCAGATCAGATAAGCTTTCCCAGTCTATCGGTAAAACAACAACTATCTAGCACAGTAGATACGGCTAATTTTACTGTAAAAAAATACGGGGATAAAACTTTTACTCCTGCTTACAATGACGAAGTAGAAATATACGACGGCGCAGTTAAAATATTTGGAGGAAGAATTGTTGAAATAAAAGAGTCAACAGAGAGTCTTCCTAATGAGAAAATTTACGCAGTATCTTGTATAGACCACTCTTACGAAATGGACTCTATCCTCGTAGCAAGAACTTATACAAGCGAAACAATAGGAGATATTATCGCAGACTTAATAGCAGACTTTACTCCAGTAGGCTCGGGCTTTACTTCTAACAATGCAGTATCTACTTTCGTAATTACTAAAATTGTTTTTAATCAAATTCCTATTTCACAATGTCTACGAAGACTCGCGGATATTGTTAAGTATGAATGGTATGTAGACGAGGAAAAAGATATACATTTCTTTCCTAAGTTTACGACGACAGCGCCGTTTAATATGGTAGACGGCAAGTATATGATAAAGTCTTACGAAAGAGGTATAGACGGCTCTCAATTAGTTAACAGAGTGAAAGTAAGAGGAGGGCTTTATGACGGCGCTACATTTTCAGATACGATAACAGTAAAAGGAAGTGCTACTACTTCGTTCAAACTTCCCTACAAATTTTCTAATTTAACTATCAGTGTAAATGGAACTCCTAAAGTTGTAGGTGTGGACTTCGTAGACGACTTCACAACGAAAGATGTTTTATATAATTATACCGACCAGTCTTTCCATTTTGAAAATGCTCTCACTGACGGGGACGCTATTCTTTATTCTGGTAATCCTAAAATTCCAGTTCTTGCTATCGCAGAAGACGGCGAGAGTATTTCATTATACGGCGCAAAAGAAAAACTTATTAAAGATACCTCCCTTATCTCAAATGTTACCGCAAGAAAGAGAGCCAGTGCAGAACTTTATGTATATGCGGACTCTGTCATAGACGCAAGTTTTAGCACTTATGAGTCTGGACTTAGAGCAGGGCAAATAATTGTTACTCCAGAGGGCGACTCTATGTTTATTAAAAGTGTTGTATTCGCCTCTCTTACTCCGTTTGAGTTCAGATACAATATTAGCCTTATCTCTACTCAAAAATACGAATTGATAGACCTCCTACGCAAAATTATAGCGCCAGAAAACGAGAGCATTGACGAAAACGAGGTATCAGAACAGATATACACAACTCAAGAAGAAATGAATATTGTAGAAGAAATTGACTTTGTTACTCCCCTAGCTACGGAAGATATAATTACCTTTTCAGAAGACATACAACTTAACCCTTTTGATCCTGCGGACATAAGGTGGGTATATGGTTTTTATTTTCCAAGTAGTATAAGTGATGTAAAAAGAATGGCGCGTTTTGATAGAGGTGCAAAATTTATGTAAAATGTTATAATATAAATATATGGAAATTCTAAAAACAAAAGAACAAGCAAGTATTAAAGGAGAGTATCAATTTGTAAAACTTTCTCCAAAACTCCAAGACTCAAAAATAGAAAAAGAAGTTTTACCTCGTCTTAGAATTGCCTTAAGAAACGAGGATATTTCAGCGTTAGAAAAAATGCAGAAAGAGGGAATTATTGAAAGCATAGAAAAGAAAACAAATATTATTCCTACTGTTGGAAGAAGTGTTTTTGCTAGAAGACTCGCAGGAGATACAACTTATACAGGAGAAATAAATTACGGAGCTTTGGGAAGTGGAACAACTGCTTTTACAAATGCGTCTACTCAACTTAATACGGAGGTATTTAGAAAACTTGCGTCTGACTCCTCTTTTGACGACAATATAGCTTATGTAGACTGGTTTATAGCAAGCGGAGATGTAGCAAATGCAACTTATGAGGAGTTCGGAGCTTTCATTGACGGAGGTGCAGGAGCAAATTCTGGACAAGCATTTTCATTATTGATAACAGGGGGTTGGGTAAAAACAGGCTCAATATTTATCAGCGCTAAGTATACAATAAATTAAAATGGGAAGAATAAAGCCTAACAATTTTGTCGCAGGGGACGATGTAATAGCAAGTGATATTAACGAGAACTTTGACGACTTATATTCTCAAATTAAATTCGGCGGTAATGGCGCGGACGGAGCTTTAAATGTTTCAAGTGGAACTACAAATATAGACTTAGGAGGTCTTGCTTATGTTATAAAAAATTACACTTATATTTCTATCACTGGAACTGGTAAAGTTACCTTTTCTAACCCTAACGCAAATGGAACTATTATTGTTTTAAAGTCGCAAGGCGATGTTACTCTTACCTCAAGTCAAGCGCCTATGCTTGACGCGTCTGGAATGGGAGCAACTGGAGGAGCAACAAATACAACGGGCGACGGAGAAAATGGAAACACAGCAAACTATATTTTTGGTGGAGATAGTTCAAATGGTAAATTAGGAACTGGAGGTAGTAGAAGTGGAGGCGGAGCAGGCGTAATATATACAACAAAAAATATTTACGGAATTACTCAACAACATATTTATAGAAAATGGGGACTTTGGATAACTGCGGGATCTGGTGGAGGAAGTGGTGGAGTTGATGTTGGAAATGCAGTTGGAGGAGCAGGAGGAAATGGCGGAGGCGGACTCGTTATAGAGTGTGCAGGCGCTTGGAATTTTACCACTGCTTTAGGTATTTCTGTCGCAGGTAAAAATGGAGCAGACTCAACTATCGGCACAGGTAATTCTAATGGCGCAGGAGGTGGCGGAGGAGGAGCAGGGGGAATGTGCGTTATACTTTATAATACTTTAACTGCGAATAGTGGAACTATAAATATTTCTGGAGGAAACGGAGGTAATGCTAGCGCAGGCGTTGGAACTGGACTTAACTCTTATGGAGGCGACGGAGGAGGAGGAGCAGGAATGTTCGCGGGAGCAGGCGGAGCAGGAGGACTAGGAGGAGGACAGAACGCAGGCGGAGCAGGCGGAGCTGTTGGAACTCACTCGGCTACAACTGGCGCAGGTAGAGGAACTGGAGGAAACGGAGGAAGTGCCTCTGGAGGAGGGACGCCTTGTGCGGGAGGAGGAGGTGGAGGAGGCGGAACAGCAGGAGAATATGTTGTGGCTCTTAATACTGAATACTAAAAATTATGACAAATACTTGTCCAAAAACACCATATAGCAAAAAGACAAGTCCTTATTCACAAAAGGTTTCGCCATTTACTGTTAAACAAAGTCCTTATTCAGAAAAAAGTTTTTGTCCCGTAAATTTTTTGTTACAAGAGAACGGAGGACATTTACTTTTACAAAATAAAAAAAGAATAATTATATGAACGAAGACAAAACAATAGAAGAATTACCAAGCGGAATACCACAGGAAACAGATATAATTCCCTTTGTAGATCTACAAACAAATACAACAAAAAAAGCCCCTAAGAGTTCTCTTAAGGGACTTTCTGGTTTCTCTGGATATTCTGGTATAGGAACAAGTGGCTACTCTGGTTACTCTGGACAGTCTGGCGCGTCAACTAGCGGGTATTCTGGGTATAGCGGTAAGAGTGGCTATTCTGGTTATAGCGGACAGGACGGACAAAGTGGTTACAGTGGATATAGCGGTATAAGCGGATATTCTGGCTCTGGCGTAAGTGGATATAGCGGATACTCTGGATACAGTGGCTCGGGAGTAAGTGGTTACAGTGGCTTTAGTGGATACTCTGGACTTAATGGTATAGCGCAGTCTGGTGTTTCTGGCTATTCGGGTTACTCTGGATATAGTGGTATCTCTGGACAAAATGGAGAACAAGGAGAAAGCGGATACTCTGGCTTAAATGGACTAGACGGCGAGTCTGGATATTCTGGTATAAATGGAGAGTCTGGAACTAGCGGATACTCGGGATATTCTGGATACTCTGGTTTCAGTGGAATTTCTGGTTTTAGTGGAAGTGGAGTGTCGGGATACTCTGGATATTCGGGCTTTAGTGGATATAGTGGAATTAACGGAGAGAATGGAGAGTCTGGTTTCTCTGGATACAGTGGAGAGAAAGGAGATCAAGGCGACTCTGGATATAGTGGCTACTCGGGCTATTCTGGTATATCTGGCTATTCTGGAAGTAATGGAATAGACGGAGAAAGTGGTTACAGTGGCTATTCTGGTATTTCTGGATATAGCGGTAGTGGAGTTTCTGGTTATAGCGGATACAGTGGATACTCTGGTATTGGAACAAGTGGATACTCTGGTTACTCGGGTTATTCTGGAATAAGCGGATATAGCGGAACAAATGGAACAAACGGAACTTCTGGATACAGTGGCTATTCGGGATATAGCGGTATATCTGGATACAGTGGAACAAACGGAACAAATGGCGCAAGTGGAACTTCGGGCTACTCGGGATACTCTGGACAGTCTGGTGCGTCAACAAGCGGATACTCTGGTTACAGTGGTAAGAGCGGATACTCTGGTTACAGTGGTAAGAGTGGATACTCTGG